GTGAAATCCCTGTTCACCTTTGGTGCTTCATGGGGAACCTCCTCTCTTTCTTTAGATTTATACTTGCGTATCAACATTGAATTATGATGAGCCGCATGACATTCCCTGCATAGAGTAGTTATGTTCTCTAAGCAGTCTTCATCCCACTTTCCATAAGGGGGATACTTCCTGTGATGGCCTTCAAGGTTATCTTGGCTATTAGAAAGCACACAACGAAACCCGTCCCTCTCAAAGGCGAGTTGTCTGAGAACTGCCCATAAGGGGGAATTGATGTATTCTTCGTATGTCATTTGTCCTCCGTTGTTTTGAGGACAGGATTTACGAAAGGGGTCATAAGTTTTCCCTCTCTACCTGCCCCCAGTTTATTCCGTTGTGGTTACTGAAGCCGTTACTTCTTCAGTCCCAGCATAGGGGTAAAAACCCACTGCGATGGCGATGGTAACGGCAACAAACACAATCCCGACACTCCAAAATTGCTTAGTCATGAGATTATCCTGCTGATTGTCAACAAAAGAGACATGAACCTCGTGATCGCCTCAAAGCCCACCCTGTTTAGAAGATGGGCTAAACTACGGTCAGCATTTTATAGCAGCACCGCTAAGGCTGCGACTTCTCTTTTTCCCTCGAAGTTTTGCTGAGGGTATCAAAGATATTTGAAGCGGTAGCGAGCTTCGCAGGAGAAAAGGCAAACGACAACGCTTCTTCTTGCACCGTCTTCGACTTCTCATGAAGCCCCCTTCTTGCTACGCTTCCCTGAATACCCGCCAATGGTATCCAGAATATCGGAAGCCTCGTTCCTTACTGTTTCCCGCTTCTCCGGGCTTCGCCGGAGTACGTCAGGGTTCTCCATCCCATTGAGAAGTTCCTTGCACTTGGATGCGACATCCTCAAGCCTTGTGTCTCCCTGAAAGTTGAGAGCCGGAAGAGTCTGCACGATGTCACGCAAGTTGGTTACTAGAGAATCACGAAACGTCTTACCTCCCTTGCTGTTTGCCTTATCCCCATCCTCCGGGGCAGACAAACGCTCAACGATACTCTCCAAGGGATCAATCACGCGCTCCCAAACTGCTTGGGATGCGTACTCTGAAACCACTTTGTCGGTATCTGCTTGTTGCTTGTCCAGCAAAGCAAGTGTTTCATGGTCAACCCACATCCCCGCTGTTTTGGTGATGTCCCCAAAGGCGGTCATGTTGAACGTGACCTTGAAGTCGGTGGCGAGCTTTTCGGGTTCAGGATAATCACTCTCATCATACTTCCCCCCAAGCCGTTGCTTCTGAATATGCAACCATTGCGTCCGCTTCTCCGGGTCGTTGTGACCGTATTCACGCAAGAACTCGGTGAAGGCATCCTCCGTTGCTCTCACAAGTTCCCTCATGCGGGTAGTGAACGGCTGCATATACTTGTTTGAGACAAGTACATAACTGTTCTTCCCTGCATCAGGAGGTAAGGAGTTCTTGTAGTAGTAATCCATGAGTGCCTTCTTCGCACTATCGAAACTACTCATGGCCCCCTTGCCGATGAGTGCCTTTGATGCCGTAAACGATCCCTCAGTCATCCCTTCACGAACCTCGATGATTCGAGCTTCCTGACGGTCACTCTTGTTCTTCGGGGGCAGACCCCTAAAGTTGAGAGTTGCCTTGTGGACAACCTTATCCAATGGGATTGGGTTGTGAGCTTTCTTCGATTCAGTTGTCATAGAACTAACTCGTTTCGGCGGGTTAGAATTCCCAATGCCAAGCCCCGCCAAAGCAAGGCATTAGGTTTAATCCTTGTGTGTACTTGCCCACTCAAGAGTGGATGGTTCGATCTGTCCTGTTTCGTTGTCTGCTTCCCATCTATCCAGTATGATCCCGATGGCGTACTCCACCCCAGATCGTCTCCCATTGAGATGGCTGTTGTCGATCTTGGCTTCCGAATGTTTCGGATATGGCATCCTTGCCGCGCTTTCGCGTTGCTTATTCAGTATGGAAACTATCCGCTTCTCTTCTGCCAAGAGCTTATTTAGAACTGGTACTGAGTCGTATTCCATATCCCTCCTTCTGAGAACTTGTCTCTAGTTAAGTCCGTTCAGGGAGTAGTCTGTAAGTGGAGACTTCCTCTCTTTTACAACTTGTTCCTTTCGCTCCCCAATCTTGTTGTCCAATATGAATATCACCTGACCGTCTTGCTCCATCACTTCTCCGATGATAACCTTGCGCCCGGTTTGCTTGCTTCCGGTTGTTGCCTCAACCCGGATAACGTCACGCTTGTGCTCATCACAGTAGAAGGCGTAAACCTTAACGCCTGAATTCCAACCGTTTACAGTCGCAGTCAATCCTGACGTTTTGTTCCCAAGGCGTGAGGCTTCACCCTTCCCACCTTGTAGAAACCCGATGTATTGTGCCATGTCAAAGAACCATGTTTTAAGGTTAAAAGAATGCCCTACCATGCCATCCCGAAGTAAGAGCGTGGATGCTGCCCTTGCTGTTCCAACATCCTCCCCGTTTTATTAAGAGCCGGAAGCCTTGCGAAGTTCTGCACTCATCCATTCATACCAGAATGCTAACTCTTCGCCTAGAAGCGCATCCCTCTTCTTAACCCTTCTCATTTCCATCCGGCAAGCCTCGATATGCTCTCTTGGAGTCTTGCCGTGATACTTTCCGTTCTTGTCTAGTTCTATCTCCATTAAAATTCCCCTCTGTAAAATGCTTCACCTGTTCTAGGGATATGAACCTCTTCATCCCAAGTTAAGCAAATGTAATTCCTCGTGCCATAATGCTTGAACCACACACCTTCATGGTTTTTGTGCATCCTCATGAATTCCTCTATCTTGAGGTCTATCATGGGGTGTTCTGCGATAGCGTCCCTCAACCGTCTGAAATCATGGTTGACTTCTATCGCAAGTGTCCTCTCGTTCATTGGAGAGATGAATGTCTGGCATTGATTCGTCATGCGGACTTCCTGTATGCCTTCCAAAAACTCAACTCAAGATTGATTGCATTCATTTTGCGGTTAATCCTTTGCTCCTGCTCCCGTAAATCGTCAATCCAATCCGAAGGAGTCTTCCCGTGATATTCTCCATTGGAATCTAACCTGATGGAGAAATCGTCTTTCGCTAAGGCCATGCTTTCCTTTCGCTTTGAGTGGTCAATCTCGTTAAGCAGACCGTAGTAGGCAAGACAGCTGACAACTTGTCCTGCCTACCATGCTTTGCTCACACAATCTCACACAATCTCACACGATTATTCCGTAATCTTGTGTAAATGATCCCTTCCTTTGAGAGACTGGTTGCTTTGTATAGGGTGTTCTAGTCCACTCCCTGATTAGATCATCCCTTAGCTTGTCCTTGTTCTCGATTAGGTTGACATGAGTGGCGCAAACCTCTTCTCCGCCATCCAGACATAACCATCCTGCTGTGATTTCCTCACCGCAAATCGAGCAGTTTGCTGGGAGTTGTCCTGCAAACCAGTCTGTCTCGAACTCAATCCAGCTTAGATCGTACTCATCCTGACCGCTTAATCTTGCGATGCAAGTCGAGTCTAATGTCACCGGAATCTTGGTTTCTTCTGACATCTTGTCTCCTGATGATGCCAAACCTCTAGGGTCTAGCGTTGTCTAAGAACTTTGGGCAAGTGCTTGTTTTGCCCGGATTATCGGGAGCAAACTAGGTTTCAACCTGCGTATGCACCCCAGTCTCCAAATGATTTGGAGAAGGCTTTGGTTCTGGCTTTTCCCTCTGCATTACGCAAAAGGATTTGTGTGTTTTGCCTTGAATTCCAAGTCTTGAAAGACCTAGTGTCCAAGTGCTGCCGATAGATGCTGGAATTCTTGAATCCCCTTGCATCAGACAACTTTCTGGTTGTTTTTAACACTCTAGCAACCCGCATTCCCTCATCAAGTGACAAGTTTGAGTGATTGAAGAACTCAACCTTGACCATCTTTGACATGTCAACCTGCCATGCGTACTTAGGCGAGTTTTCCATGTTGATCGGGATTGTCACTGTATCCCTTGAGAAGACTTTCTTCGCCTTCTTCGGTTGCTCGCTTTGGGTTGTTACCTTCAGGACTTGCCAAGCATCTTTTAAGCATCTACTGAATGGGTGCTTTCTGTGATTCCCGCGTATCCTGAACATTTCCCATGCGAGCTTCATTGCTTTCGTATTCATAGCGTTCTCCAAGTGATGTCGTTGGATGAATCGCCACAACCAAAGCCCAAGTTTTCGAAGAACAGTTTTCTAGTCAGCCAACATATGTTAACTGACCACAAAACTACCTTAGCATATAGTGCAACATACTAACCTTTACGGTTGAACATTGGTCTGGGCTGCAATCTTTCGGTCAACAGCATGAAATCGAGATCATATAGGAACCTCGACAATGCAGCATCCACACGCGCCTTACTATCTGGGCGTAACGCCCGCAAGCACTCGTGCGGACATGGTGTGCGTCTGTCCATGTCGCTCCTGATTCGGTTGGTAGGCTCAATTGGCCTGACATCAGACTAGCACAGAGCGCAACATACTAACTCTCCCATAGGCTCCGCATGACACACACGCGCACAGAAGGGGGGGAGGGGGTTTCCGCGCCCCCACCCAAATATACAGGGACTCCTAAGACAGACTCTCACACACTCTAAGAAACTGTTTGCATTGTGGATATATCCACAGTATGCTGTGTCTAACATAGGTTAAGACGGAGGGCAGGTATGGTTAGGAATCATTGGTACTGCTTTGATGGAGCAGTAGACAGGTTGACAAGAAAGAAGATTAAACGATTAGGAGGAACAACTACAAAGAAGTTTAAGGAAGCAAAAGTTGGACATCATAATGAGAAGAGCAAGATTGAACATTCCTCAAGAATAAGTGATATTTTTTGGGTGAAGGACCAATGGCTGTTTGATTTCATCTGGCCCTTCATGGAGGAGGCAAATGAAGAAGCAGGATGGAAGTATGACATTTCATGTGTACAGAACGTGCAGTTAACTTGCTACCCAAAGGGAGGTTATTATGGTTGGCACCATGATTCAATGGGAGATCATGAATCTGCATACCCAGATGATTATCATGAAGAACTTACTAGAGGATGTGTCAGAAAGTTAAGCATGACAATGCTTTTGAACGAGAACTATGAGGGAGGACATTTTGAGTTCATGAATTACAGAAATGGATTCTGCAAGGTTGAGCGTCCAGAATTAACTAAGGCAGGTTCAATCATAGTATTCCCCTCATTCGAGGAACACAGGGTTTCAGAGGTTACAAAGGGAACAAGATACTCTATGGTCGCATGGTTCTTGGGAAAGCCCTTCAGATGAAATTTACTCCAACCCCCCCAATCAAAAAGAAGATGAGCAATCTTATGATGAACAATGGGAAGTCAATGACAAAGAAGAAGATAACTATGGTAAAGAGGGATTTCGAGTTGGGATTGGGATCACAGAGTGCAATCGCAAAGCGATATAAGATGGGAACAACTTCCTTATGGAGGTTAGCAAAGGATAACGATTGGGTATACGCCTCAAAGAGATCAGAGATTCTTGATAAATTCACAGAGGCAGCATTTGAGAGGTTGAACTCACAGAGGGTAGACAGTGTTGAGCAACACGCAATAGAGTTACAGGCAATTAGGGGAAGTCTTGACAAGATCGAAAACTTGGAGGAAGCAACCCTGATTGAGAAACGTGTCGATATATTGTTGAAATGTATACGGGGAGAGAGAACTACTTTTGGGTTGCCGAATGAGATCAGGCAGGTCGAGACAAAGACAGAGAGTGTGGTCCGTGTAGAGGACATGCTTAAAACTCTTGACGCAAAGAAGCAGGAGTTGATAGAAGCTCCTGATGCGTCTTACTCAATCATAAACGAAGAGGTTGAAAATGACTCCTTTAGTGGGCAAGACAGAGCGGATGAACAAGACAGAAGCTCGTTACGCAGGGCATCTTGAATATCTGAAGCAGTTAGGAGAGATACTAGACTATCGGTTTGAACCATTCTCTATGAGGCTCTCAGAGGAGAAGTGTTACTACCATCCAGATTTCTTTGTCGTATATAGGGACAGGTTTGAGATACATGAGGTCAAGGCATTTGACAGACGTGCAGGAAGACCTCTAGTCAAGGATGACGCACTTGTGAAGCTCAAGGTTGCAAGCACAGTTTTTAGCTGGTGGGGGTTTCGGATGGTGTGGTATGATCCCAAAATAGGGGGGTGGGACTCAAGAGAGTTGAAATAGAATGGATGTACTACTTAGATGGTGGCTGATCTTCTGTCTGACAATATTGGGAGTTCTCGCCTCTATTCACTTTGATCTGCACATACTTCTTGAAAACGCAGATCAGACGAAGATAGGATTCCTGATTCTCGGAATGACAGGACTATCAACGATATGGATCGGTAGACGGACATTCTTTTGTGTCAAGAAGGGGCGTGAGTTGAAACCCCTTGAGACAGAGTGGTTCATCGCGGAATCATGTTTAACCTTGGGGATGGTAGGAACCGTTATAGGGTTCATCCTAATGCTGGGAACAACTTTCTCCGCAATTGACGTGACAGACTTGAGATCATTGCAACTCGCAATAGAGGGCATGGCTTCAGGGATGAGCACCGCATTATACACTACACTTGTCGGTCTTATCTCGTCATTGATTCTCAAGGTACAACTCATCAACCTTGAGAATCTCCACAATAATGAAGAACACTGAGAGATACAAATCTACAACTGCTTTGCTGGATTTGCTCTTCAACGCCCTCATTGGGGTGGTCTTCCTCTTCATCATAGCTTTCCTGCTCATAAAACCAGAAGAACCAAAGAAGGAGGATTTCGAGAGAAAGGCAGAGTTCGTCATCATATTGGAGTGGGACAAGAATCGCGTAGAGGATATGGACTTGTGGGTTCAAGACCCAAATGGGGGTATCTCCAGTTTCCGTGCTCCAAGAGTCAACTTCATGCACTTGGATAAAGATGACCTTGGGGGGAGGAATGACACTGCATTCGTGAACGGGGAGCAGGTTACAATAAAGATAAACAGAGAGGTTACAACAATCAGAGGAATTATACCGGGAGAGTATATTGTAAATGCACATCTCTTCTCAAGGTATTCCTCAAGATATTCTACCTCTGAGGAACATGGATTCCCAGTCACCATAGAGGTTATCAAGGTCAACCCAAGGTACGAGGTTGTTTTCAGTGGAGAGCACATCTTTAACATCAGAGGTCAGGAGGAAACCTTTGTGAGATTTGTAGTTTCAAAGGATGGGAAGGTAGAAAGCATGAATCATCTCAAGAAGGTATTTGTAATCCCAGCAGGGACATCAAGCACTCCATAATGTTTGAACTACTGACTTTCGCATGGATCACGATAAGTGCAACATGCCTATGGGTATTGATAGAGCAGCGCAAGAGAAGTCCTCTCTTTATGGTCTGCTTTATTCCGGTAATCCTTGCTGTTACAACAAGTACATTCTTCACGGTTAAGGGGATGCTGGGATACCCGATAGCGGGGGAACTTCCTGAAGAGTTCGTTTACATCTCACATATTATCAATGAACCAGACGATATCTATATATGGGTTGTGAAGATTGGAGATGAACTACCGAGATCGCATGTTATCCCATATAGCAGAGCAGATCACAAGAATCTTGAAGAAGCGGATAAGATACAAGACGGAGGAGGACTTGCTATGGGGAAATTCAAGGAGGGAGCCTTGGAGGAGGAGACTTCGATGCTTGAGGCAGAAGACAGGGATAATGATGGAGGTATGACAAAGGGGGGTGCACTAGAGTTCTACAGATTTGATTTACAGAGCATTGTTCGTAAGGAACCCCCGCAAGAAATAAAAGGTCAACATGAGAAAGAGGAAGAAGTCATCGAACAACCGTAATCGAATTCCACTTATAAAATGGACCGTTAGATGTGCCCTCCCATTTGCAGAACTTGCTTTGATTGCCTCTATTGCGTACTACGCATTCCAAACAGAAGGACTTGCCAAGGAAATGCAAAATTTGCTGTCCGCGATTGTTGGCGGTTTGATAGTGAATTACACTAAAATGTCAGGATTCATTTTCTCAAGAGAATCAGATGAAAGGAGTAGCGATGAAGAATGATAAGACAAAGAATTCAAAAGTTATTCAACTCGTGACTAAGACTGAACAACAGGATAAAGATTTGAAGGGTGTTTTCTTGGATATCTCAAATCGTCTTGAGAGTAATGACGAGGAGATTTCAGGGTATCACAAAGCAGTCATCATTCTTCTTGATGACTCCATCAAATCAGTAGACTCTCCAAATTATGAGTACACCGTTATCACTGCAAGCATGTCATCTGCTGAGACTGTATCCCTGCTTGATTTTGTTAAGTATGACGTGATCACAAGAATGAATCAGCCATGAGTGATGAAGGACAAGCAGTAAAAGATTATTTCAAGAAGGTAACTGAGGATGATCTTCTCTATTTCCACGAGTGTCTGAAAATTCTGGAGTTCGGGACCAAACGTCTTATCCCATTTCGACTCAATGTGGTTCAGAGGATTCTGCATGATCTTGCAGAGGGACAGTTCAAGGAGGAGGGACATGTCCGTTACATTGTGCTGAAAGCAAGAAGATTTGGTATTTCAACTTACATACAAGCAAGGATGTTCAAAAGGGCCGCGACAGACTTTAATAAGACAGTCCACATCGCGACCCATGACCGGGCAACCTCTGACACAATGTTCCAGATGACAAAGATAATGGAGCAGAACTACCCAAAGATGATAAAGCCGGAGGTTATGTATTCTGGAAAGAGAGAACTTACTTGGGGTTCTCAGGATGGAGGGGGGCTAAACTCAAAGTATGGCCTCTCATCTGTTGGTGGTGCAGAGGTGAGAGGAGATGCCATTGATTATCTACACTGTTCTGAGATTAGCAGTTGGGGAGACAAGGCAAAGGAGTTTGCAGTTGCCTTGCAGAACTGTGTGATATCGGGGTACGGGACAGAGATATGGTTGGAGAGCACCGCAAAGGGTGTTGGAAACATGTTCTACGAAGAGTTCTGGAGAGCATGGCGAGGGGAATCGGGGTTTAGGCAAGCATTCTTTCCTTGGTTTGTATTCCCTGAGTACAAAACTAAGCTCAACGAGTCTGAGTTACGTGGAGACAAGTTCAAGAGTGATCTTGGGACTGTCAGGAGGTATGGGGGCAAGGAGGAGATTACCCTTCTAGGGACAACCAAAAATTACAAGACTGAGAGTGGGTCCGCGCATTTTGAGGTTACATTGGAGCATCTCAAGTGGAGGAGACTCTGCATTGATACACAGTGTCAAGGGGATTTGATGCTCTTCAATCAGGAATACCCAGTTACAGAGGAATCCGCATTCATATCATCAGGAAGATCGGTGTTCAGCGTTGCAGCAATGAACAAATTAGCTATTTCGTCCAATTCTATCTATGAGACGAAGCCCCCTGAGAAGTATAGAGTCCCTGTGAATGAGTACAGAACAAGCAGGACAGGGATTCGCTCCATGAAGTATTACCTTGATCCAGATGAATTTGGAGAGCTTCAGGTTTGGAGTCATCCGGTTTTTGAGCGGGAATACCGAATTGGGGCTGATGTCTCAGAGGGTTTGGAGATTGGGAGGGATACTGACTGGAGTACAGTTTGCGTCATTGACGCAGAGACTCTTGAGGAATGCGCCTTGTGGAGGGGGAAGCTTGATCCCGACTTGCTTGGTTGGGTATGTAGTTCAATTGGGACATACTACAATCATGCAATGCTTGGGGTGGAGAGGAACAATCATGGATTGACAACTCTGACAAGTCTTCGGAATCTACATAGATATCCGAACATGTACTTTGAGCGGGTGCTAGACGAGAGAACGGCTAGGAAGCAAAAGAAGCTAGGATGGAATACTACCCTGAAGTCAAAACCCTTGATGGTGAACAATCTTCGGGAGTTGGTGCGGGAGGATGAGATCAATATAAGATCAAAGGAGATAATCCATGAGATGAATACCTTTGCACACCACCCTGACGGGAAGATGGGCGCACAGCACGGGAGGTTCGATGATTGTGTGATTGCACTCTGTATTGCCCTGATGGTGGCTAGGCTTTACCCTCCTTCCCTAAGAAGGAAGGAGGAGAAGAGGAGGAAGCAGGTTGAATCCGAAATACCTATTTTTCAGTTTCAGTGATTTTTTTCTTGACACTTGTTTGAGGATTGTGGTATAACTGAAATTCAATGAACGGGATGCGGTGGTCGTGTCCCGGTTCTTTTTGAACCGTTCATAAATATGAAAGGATATAATGGCTACTTTAGAAAGTGCCTTTTGGCATAAAGGCCAACGAGATTTGGTCGGTAATATGGCTTTGGGGAATATGGCCTTGGCGATGGATGGGAGTGAGCAATGCTCTTGGTCTGCAATACCATTCATGATTGATGGAGAAGTCCGGACTCTTACTGCTGATGGAGCAGGTTCAGATACTATTTTAGTTGTAGCACAGATGACTGGCTTGCTCCATGCCAACAACCCTGCTAAGACTATAACTGATGATTCGTCAACCTCGACAAGGACTGTTCGCCAGAACTTTTGTGGTCTATCTGTAGAAGCATATGCTCATGTCTACTGCACTGTAACTGTGGAAAAGCATGGCACCATTGGGACTAACTCCACGCTGCAAGCACAGGGTCATTTCTATGCCGGAGAGATCGTAGGTAACAGTGCGTCTCATGCGAATGGTGTGCAAACTGCACGAAGGCCCGTACTAGACTTGACGGACGAAGCTGTGATTGCTGAGATTTACTTCGACAACACCACTGCTGGTGCTTTGGTTGTTGGAGCAGCTACTACGCGAGAGTACATGGATGGTACTACGGCTGGGCATATCAAGAATTTGGCATACGTCAACGCCTATTGACAACTGGGGGGTGAAGGTGGACTAGCCCCTAGTACCCTCCGGTTTGCCTGATCCCCCTCTTCTTTGAGGAGCGATGCCAGAATACACAGAGGAAACTCCTCCATTGGAAGTGGGGGGGTCCAAGGTTCCTACAACGGATAGTCTTGCGGAGCTTGTGCAAGACTATTTCCTTCAGGCGAAAGAGTATCGTCAGGAGGATGAGGAAACGTGGCGTGGAGCATATGATGCTTACAGAGCCTTGCATCCCGAAAGGGTTGACAGGGTTTTGTCCTTGGCGAAGAAGAATGGTATTTTCATCCATCTTGTTCGTAGGCGTGTGAATTCTGCACGGGTAAAGATAACTTCCCTGCTTTTCGAGTCAGGGAAGATTCCATTCACAATTTCCCCGAATTACAATCCTAAGTTTGCAGCCCCTGATCTTCAGCAGCTTCCTCCGGGTGAGGTTGTTGAAGAGGTCAAGACAAGGGCAGAACGTATGGAGAATATCATACGGGATATCCTTCGTAAGACAGATTATATCGGGGTTATCGGCGATACTGTTCTTGAGATGTGCTTGTATGGGACGGGGATAACCAAGTCTATTGTTCTCAAGAATTATAATTATCCTGTTTACCGAACAGCACGACAAGACCCTGAAATCCTCAAGGCGGAAGACCTCCTTGAATCGGAGATGATCCCGATGATTGAAAGGGTTTCCTTGTGGGACATATTCCCCAACCCTGAAGCTAAATCTATAGATGATTGTGACTGGGTTATACAAAGAGCTTTCTACTCGGCGCAGCAACTAAGAAATCTTTCCCAACAGAATGGTTTCATTGAGAAAGCGATAGAGGAGGTTTTGGAGAGAGGGCTTGGAATTGATGAGGGAGCAGATCAGTCGGAGTCTCCATCACGGTATAACAAGCATAGGGGAGATCGCATTAAGAAGTATCAGGTCTTGGAGATGTGGGGAGATATTCCTGCCGAAGACTTGGAACCTTATATGGATGTCTCAAAGAAGATGAAGGGGACAAACATATCTGTTTGCATCACTTCTTGTGGAGACAAGGTTCTTCGGGTTGTCACAAATCCGTTTGATGGGAGGATTCCATTTGACTTCTGTTACTGGGAGAGAAACACAGAGAGTGTCTGGGGTGATGGGATTTTCTTCTCTATTCGTGATTTGCAGGATATTACCAACTTTGCTTTTGCTCAGATGGTGGAGGGCAAGGCTCTCG